AGCCCAGACACCAGCACTATCACTCTGACTGTGGAAAACAAGTTGGTAGCCTTAGAACGTCCTGCTGGTACTCGCTACACTTCTGCTTACCAGAAAGAGAAGTATCCTAATGCCAATGGTACTGGCAACCCAGACAAAGGCTTAGATTTTGTAGTAGGGCTACAGACCAAGAAAATTATATGGGGAGCTATACCCGAATGAAGTATCAACAAGAGTTCTTAGCTACGGTTGAGGACGACATCCGACCACTGATACAAAAGCATTGGGAAGATATTGCCCTTAACAAAGACAAGATTAAACTAAACCCAGACTGGGACGCCTACCACACCTTAGAACAAGCTGGTGTACTGAAGATATTTACAGCTAGAGAAGGTGACTTGTTGGTGGGTTACTTTGTAGTCATCATTCAATACAACATGCACTACAAGGACCACCTGTTTGCTTCTAACGACATTATCTTCCTGCACCCTGACTACAGGAAAGGTCGTACTGGCATCAAGCTGATACAGTTTGCAGAGAAGTGCCTCAAAGAAGATGGTGTCTCAGTCTTGGCTATCAACACAAAGGTTCACAAGCCTTTCGATAATCTGATGCAGTTCCTAAAATTCTCTTTGGTTGAGCGCATCTATTCTAAGTATATAGGAGACTGATATGGGTCAGAGCCTTGTAGGAGGTCTCATTGGTGGTGCTGCTGGTGCATTCCAAGGCTTTATTACTGGCGGTCCCGCTAAAGCCCTAGCTTTAGGTGCTATTGGCTTCGTTGGAGGCTTTGCTAGTAGCTATATGGCCAAGCAAGCCACAGCAGATGCTCTCTCTAGTGCTATGGGGCCTAGTGCTGCTGAACCTAAGTTTGGTGGGTATAACGTCAACCGCAGAGGTGCAGCACTACATCATCAAGTGATCTATGGCCAGACTAAGGTTGGTGGTGTTGTAGTATTTGATGATGCTCATGGAGCTAATGGTGTCTCCAACACAGACAATAACAAATATCTTAGCCGCATTATTGCTTACGCTGGTCATGAGATTGAGTCCTTTGAAGAAGTGTATCTTGGTGGCAAATATAGGCTTGTCTTTAATGGTCTTAATATTGACTACGCCCAAGAGATTAATGAAAAGGGCGAAGATGTAGTTGGTAACACTACAACCAAGTTTAACAACTACCTTCAAGTCCGCAAAATAACTGGTGGACACACCACAAGCCTAGACGGGCAATCTATTACTAACTTTAGTGATGATTGGACCTCTAGCCACAGACTGCTTGGTATTGCACATTTAGCTATTCTGTTTGAGTATGCTGATGACGTATGGGACGAGGGACTACCAGAAGTCACTGCCCTTATCAAGGGTAAGAAGGTCTATGATCCTCGGGAAGCAGGGCATGATGCTGCTGATCCTGCTACTTGGGAGTGGTCAGACAACCCTGCACTTATTGTCAGAGACTTCCTAACCAACTCCAACTATGGCCTTGGTGAAGACGCAGCTAACATTGATGATGACTTAGTAGACTCTTCTGCGGACACTTGTGATACTATTGTAGGTGGCACAGTTGATACAAAGAAGTACACCTGTAACGGTGCTTGGACCACCTCTCAGCCTCCTATAGACGTTATTGCACAACTTATGACCTCTTGTGCTGGTTACCTGTGGTATGCACAAGGTAAATGGCGTATGAAGGCTGGTAAGTATGTAGCACCTACTGTAGCACTAACTGAGGATGATCTACGGTCTCCTATTTCTGTGACCACAAGACACTCTCGTAGGGATAACTTTAATGCTGTACGAGGCACTTTTAAAGGCCCTAAAAGTAACTACCAGTTTACTGACTATCCTACGGTTAAAAGCACTCTTCCTCTTAGTGACTCAAACAACTTTGTCACTGTCGATGGTGGTCAAGAAAGTACAATGGACTTGGCCTTACCATTCACTGATAACCCAGAAGAAGCTCAACGACTGGCTAACATTGCCCTAGAAAAGAACCGTAGCCAGATTACGATTACTGGTACTTTTGGTCTTAATGCTTTTGACCTACAAGTAGGTGATAATGTAAGCATTACCAATAGTCGTTTTAATTGGACTAATAAGTTGTTCGAGGTTGTAGCATGGAGCTTTGGTGTTGAGAACTACCAGCTACAGGTGAACCTTGTACTTCGTGAGACTACATCTGGTACTTACGACGAATATGCTCACACAGACTTTGAGTCTGACAACACAAACCTACCGGGGGCTTTGGGTGAGGTTGTAGTTGGTGGAGGCATAAACCCTACCACTGACCCTGTAGGCTTGACTGCTGCCGGAGGACTGAGGCAGACAAAGGTAAGTTGGACTAACCCCCTTAATAATAACTGGCATGCTACAGAGGTTTATCACGATACCTCTAGCACTTTTGCCAGCCCTTCTGCTTTTAGTTCCTATGCTACTGCTGTTCAACCTACTGACTTTGAATATATTCCCACGAGTGTTACAGCAACATCGAGCTACTTTCAACACGGCGGTGTACGTGCGAACAGGATAAGAGAAGATATTTCCTCTTTGTCTGCGGGGAAATACTATCTCGAAATCTATGCTGACCAAAATACCGCCACGTCTTCCCCTTATATTTTTCTTGGGTTTAGCCCTAACATTACCACTAGCTCGGATCTTCCGGGTACTTTAACAGGAGAAGTTGGTGTAGGTTGGGTAGTATCATCTGGTTCAACTTACCTTTATGAAGGAAGTTCCTCGACAACGAGCAATAATGTAGGCGCTTCTTCGACAGGGTCTGGTATTGTTTGTATAGCTTGGGACGAAAATACAGGAAAGGTTTGGTTTGGTTTTGCACCTGACGAAGGCTCAGTGCAGTGGTTGACAGGGAGTAATACTCCGTCCAGTACGTTTCCTGCATCTGACCCCGTAGCCACAGGTATAAACATTAACCAGTTTTACTTAACCCTTACTGGGGGATCGGGGTACTCTGGACAGAGGTTTTACATAAATTCAGGTGGTAACCCGACTTTTAACGGACAACTTTCTGGCAACTATGATAGCACTTGGTTCTATCAGCCTCCTGAGTTTGGTACTCAAAAGTTGGCAACTGTTGCGGGAGAATCCTATGTTCATACTGGTCTGCAACCAGCCTCTACCCACTACTATTGGGTAAAAGCTATTAGCGATGCTAGTGGGACTGCACTAGGCTCTTCTACTCCCATAGGTGCTAATGGTGGTTCTACGGGGGTAGGAGCTACTACTTTGCAAGCTGTTAGCGGGGATATTGGCACTGATGCTGTTAATACTACTGAAATTGCTGATGGCGCTGTTGAGACGGCTAAGGTTGTAGACAATGCTGTGTCGGAACAAGAAGACGACCAAGGTACTACAGAACAAAGCATTACAACGGGTCCAATTTCTTGGACTACAGTGGCAACTTGTAGCGATGTCCCTAATCCCACAGGGGCAGATATTCTCGTTCAGTTCACTGCTACAGTGGATGCAGATGATGGTGACGTTGAGTATGCCGTTAGGCTTACAAGAAATGGCAGTGATATTTGGCACCAATATGACATACCTATTCATTGGAACACTGCTGATAGAAAAATGATAGCTGGCTCTTACAGAGATACAGGGGCTGTAACGGGGGATAATACTTATACGCTAGATTTTCAGAGAGAAAGTAGCTCAAGCGGAAGTCTGGCCGTAGAGAATAGAATGTTGATTGCTACCGAGTTGAAAAAATGAGAAGTAAAATTGTTGTTTATTGCACTGATACTGGAGAAGTTCAGTCCGTCAGGTCAGGTACTTTTTCTTCAATAACAACTAATCTGCCTGAAAACTGTGATTACATTGTCTCAGAGACTCCTGATGTAAAAGATATGTACGTTGTTGAGGGGGTTTTACAACCCCTGCCCGAAAGTGTTTTAGAAGAGAGGGCTATTGCAAAGGCTTGGAAAAGGCTTAAGGCTCGCAGGGCAAGAAGACTGCAAAACTCCGACTGGACCCAAGTACCAGACGCTCCTGTAGACGCAGCAGCTTGGGCTGTGTACCGACAACAACTCCGAGACCTACCAGCTAACACCACAGACCCAAGGAATGTAGAATGGCCAGAGCCACCCTCATAGGGTTTATTGTTACTTTCTGGGTAGCCCTCTTTAGTCTTTTCTGGGCTACCAACTCAATTTCCCACGAGGGGGGTACTAATTCCCACGAGGGGGGTTTCTCAGAGCGATCTGAACAGCATTTAGCAGAAATTCATATAGATTTGTATGAAGTTGTTTTTCTTGCTAGACTTCTATCAGAGGTTCCATTCGAGATCACTGATGGTATGAGAACAATAGAAGAACAGAGGGACTACTTTAACAACGGCTTTAGCAAGACCATGAGGTCCAAGCACTTAGATGGCCTAGCAGTTGATGTAGTACCAATCCCTGTGACATGGGAACCTGAAGCCTTCTACCCGATAGCAGAGGCTATGAAACAAGCAGCCGACATACTCGACACTCCGATAGTCTGGGGAGGTGACTGGCGTACCTTCAAGGACTATCCTCACTTTGAATTAATT